ATGATTAAAGTAAACTTTGGAACTAAGGAAAACCCTGTATGGCGTACTGTTCAACATAAATTAAAGGAGTCTTAATGAGCAAGTGTTCAATAACAGCGTTTTTAGTAGGCATTACGATAACTGTATCAAGTTTAGCCTTTTTTGGACAGATGTTTCAGATGCCAAGTAAGGCGTTTCAGATGGGTAGTCAGATGGTAATGCCAGTTCAAGAACCTAAATGTAATTGTAAATGTAAATAATAAAAGGAGAAAGTAAAATGTTAAGATATAAAGTAAAAATGCCAAAGGTTGTTAAAGAAATTAAACCTAAGGTAGAGAATAAGAAACCAGTTACTAAAAAGAAATCATCTAAGTAATTGATTTTTAAAGTAATTTAGTATTATAATGTCACTAACTGTTGCCTTCCGAGATAACACAGTGACTTTAATTACGGAGACACTATGGCTACTTTCAGAGAATTAATCAACGAAGTCCTGATAAGGTTGAGAGAAGATACTATTGCTACCGATTGGTCTGGTAATATCAACGACAGCACAACGGTAACTGATTATCAAAAGGTTATTGGTTCACTGGTTAATGATTCTAAGAAAAATATTGAAGGTTATCACGACTGGTTGGTCTTACGCGAAAGTGTAGATATTACAACAGTATCAGGAACTAGAAACTATAACTTGTCCTCGGGTCAAGAAGTTAAAGTTATTGATGTTATTAATCAGACTCAAGGTAATCAACTAATACAAGTAAGCAGACAGTATATCAATTCTGCTAAATACCCTAATGAAAATTCAGGCGACCCTTTGTATTATGCTTTCAACGGTGCTGACTCATCTAATAATCTAAAGATTGATTTCGAGCCAAAGCCTAATTCAGTTCAAACTATAACCTTTGATATTGTTAAACCGCAGGCTGAGTTAGCAACTGCTACTACTGTATTAAAGATACCTGAGAAACCCGTTATTTGGGTGCTTGGGCTAGAGCAATATCAGAGCGTGGTGAAGATGGTGGAACACAATCAAGTGTTGTTGGTTTTGAGATGAAAGAAGCCCTTAACCAAGCAATTATATTAGACTCAGGCAATGTTCGCTTTGAACACGACTGGTTTGTGAACTAATGTCAAAACCTATAACCCCTTTAGTTCTTGACTCTATTGGAATCTTTGGTCTAAACAGACAAGCATCACCTTCGTCTCTTGAACATCAGTGGTTGACTGCTGCTAATAACATCATGCTTGATGATAGAGGTCGTATTACAACTAGAAAAGGTATTAAACAGATTACTGATACTATCGGTTCATCTTCTAGTAATTCATACATTGTTAAATCATTAGGTGAGTTCAGAAACTCAACTGGAAGTGCTACTATATTTGCAGGTTCTAATGATAAGATTTATAAACTAAACACAGGTAACACACCTAATACTTTAGATGAGCAAACATTCACAGGAACACCTCAGACATTAACTGATGGTAACTGGGAGTTCTGTAACTTCAATGATAAGTTCTATGGTGTTCAGTCTAGTCATACACCTATCTACTATGATGGTACTAACTGGATGGACTTAGCAGATGCCTCTGGCTTCTCTGCTCCTTCTGGTGTTACTACCTTTGACCCAACCTCGTGTCTAGGTGGCTTTGGTAGACTATGGGTCGGTGGTGTAGCTGAAGCTAATGATGTAGTTTATTACTCTGATACTTTGATTGGTCATAAGTTCCAAACTGGTGCTGCTGGTTATGTGGATATGAAGACTGTATGGGCTGGAGACCAGGTTACTGCTTTAGCTAGCTTTATGGGTAAGCTTGTTATCTTTGGTAAACGTAACATTGCTGTATACAATAGCCCAGATGACCCTTCTGCTTCTACCTTTGAATTAGATGAGGTTATTAGAGGTGTAGGTTGTGTAGCTAGAGACTCTGTACAAGCCCTAGGTGATGATATTATCTTCTTATCTAACTCAGGTGTACGCTCACTACAAAGAACGATGGTTAAGGATAAGATGCCTTTAACTGACTTATCTTGAATATTAAAGATGAGATAACACAGCATATTGTTAATGCTGATATGGACAAGGTTAAGGCTGAATACTGCCTATGTGGTGGTTATTACTTAATCTCATTCCCTGATAGGAATATCTCTTATGTATTTGACTTCAAAGGTCAGGCAGGTGATGCTCCAAGAATAACAACTTGGACATTTGAAGCTAAGAAAACACCCAGGTCTTTGTTATCAACAACTGATGGCATTATGTATATTGGTTTAGGTGCTGAAACTTATGAAGGTAGAGTAGCTGACTATGATGAGTATTATGATGTAGAGAAGACAGATGTTACTGCTACTTATGCTAATCAAACAGTATGTGAAGCTGCTGATAATACATGGGAGTCTGTCAACTCTAAATGTTGGAGTGACACTAACAATACATATCAATCAGGCTTTAAAACAACCTGGTTAGACTTTGGTAATCCTAGCTCTGCTAAGATTCTAAAGAGAATGATACTAACTATTACAGGTGGCTTTGGTATGACTGCTACTCTTAATTGGTATAGAGACTACAGTAATATAGCTGACTCTGCTACTTTTGATTTAAGCAGTGGCGCTACAGTCGCTAGATGGGGTACATCTACAGCTATATGGGGTGTCTCAAGGTTTTCAGCTTCTGAGCAACCTAAAGAATATAAACTATCGTTATCTAAGTCTGCTAAAGTATTAAGACTTGGAATGACAGGTACAGTAAATGGATTTAAACCTGCCTTACAAAACATGATTGTATGGGCTAAACAAGGGAAGATAAGATAATGTCAAGCTATAACTTACAAGTAGGATGGTCGGGTAAAGATGCTTCAGCAGGTATTATTACTGGTGATGATTTCAATACAGAATTTACAGCTGTTCAGACAGCAGTCAACTCTAAAGCAGATACTAATGGTAATGCCTCTGAGGTGTTTCAAACGTCTCAGGTTGATTTAGGAACTTGGACAGTAACAGAAACAAGCGGTGTCTTGTACTTTGCTGTATCAGGTGTTAATAAAATGAAGTTAGATACCTCTGGCAATCTAGGTGTTGTTGGTAGCGTAACTGCCTACGACACTCTATAAGATTATGAGATATCTACCTTGGGAAGGTCTAGACGCTGAATCGCAAGCTACCTATGGCAGCAGAGACGCATGGCAAAAAGCTATGAATAAAATGGAGCAAGAGTGGCTTAACCCCTCTGGCAACTCTAGAGGTAATCCTAAGATAGGCGGTATGCTTAGCGATAAGACAGGTGGTGATATTGGCTCTAACATTGCAAAAGATTCATATACAAGCGCCTTTAATGCAGGACCAAAGCTTGATGCAAATGTAGGTTGGGCAAACCCTTCTCCTCTTACAGGTCCAGATGGTAGATTTATAGATTTACCCACTACACAACCTATTGGCGGTGTTCAGCAAGTACAACAACCTTGGGGTGGTGGCTCTATGGATATAGAACCTGTTTGGGCTGATAGTTTTGATTGGAATACAGCTACACTTGATGATGCTCACCGTAAATTAAGCACAGATAAGTATGGTATGGTTAATTATGTAAAGTATTCTGATGAAGACGCACAAAGATTACTAGACTCTGAGCGAAGCTCTNTNGCATCANNACANCAACCAGCNCCTGACTTTAATATGTCACCTGCTGTATTACCAACCGAGAATATTAATCCTTTTGCTGATATTCCTATGTGGCAGGGCTTTCCTACACAACAACAGCCTGCTTACACTCAACCTGCTTACACTCAACCTGCTTACACTCAACCTACTTCTGATGGTACTACATCGGGTATGCCTAACCTAGGATATGCCTCTAGTCAACTAGCTGGTACATCTCCTGCTGGATTAGAGAAACAGAACCTTGATTATGCTATGGCACAGTTAGGAATGATGACTGGTAGTTCTCTTGGTGGTGGCATAACTTACCCTGGCACAACTTACCCTGGAACTTCAACTCCTGGATTTGATGCTCCTTATGGGGGCGCTACACCTGACGGTGGCTATAATAATCCGTTTACTGGTACTGACTCTGCTGGTAGAACACCTGATGACCCTTATTATGGTGGTGATTCTGACTTTGGTACATACGGTGGAGAAGGTTTCGGCTACGGTACAAGTAATGCTTGGACAAACTGGGGCAGAGAAGCTGCTGGTGCTTTACCTGGTATGTGGGGTACAGCCGGACAAGTGTTTGGCGATGCTGCTATGGGTTTAAATCCTATGCCAGGTGCTGGTAACTATATCCCTGGTACTGATACATATATACAAGAATATAATGCTAATTATGTTGGACCTGGTGATGTAACTACAGATATGTATGGCTTAGGTGTAGGCGAGCAAAGAGACATGATGATTGAACAAGGTCGCATGGGTGCAGGTATGTTTACTGGACAATCAGCAGACCCTGACCAGCAGTTCTTTGAAAGCCAACAAGACGCACTAACATGGATGAATAATGGTGTTCCTGTTGCTGACCCTTATGGACAGTTTACTGCCGAAGCTGTATCTGTAGCTAATGACTTTACAAATGTTGAAGGTAGCTCGTTTGGCTCTCAAGAAGAAGCTCAAGCAGTAGCTAATCATGGTTTTGGTTCTGATGAACACATGGCTGCTTTAGAAGCTGACGGTAATCAGGTTGCTATCGACCTTTTAACTCCACCACCTACGCCTGTTGCTACTGCTGAAGCTCCTGATGTTGTTGGAACACCTTCTCCTTCTATTGATACAATATCTGTTCATCCTGAAACAAGACTGCCTACACAACCTACTCCAGGAGTGGAT